CCTGCAACATAAAAATGCACATTCACATCGTAATTTGGTGCTGTGCATCCGCTAGGTAGTTGTGGAGAAGTAATTGCTATTTTGAAGTCAATATCCCAATCGTCACCACCGTTGTTGGTGAAGTCGATTTGTGATATTCCTGCGGTGTATGATTGGATGGATGGAGGAACGATTGTAATTGAAACTCCGGTATTGTAAACATACCCGTTGTTTTTAATCAACGACAACAAGCTGCTGTCTTTAACGAGTGACTGATCCCAATAAATTACCGTGTTTGTAGTAGGTTGAATATTTAACTCGCCACCATTATCGCTAACTAATTTGCCTAAATAGTCAAGTGACCCGTATGTATTTAAACATACATCGTACCAACTTTGCCCGTTTTGACAGTTATATTGTTGCATTTGGGTTAATGGTTAAATCTCCGTTTGGTTCAAATTTTACTATTGGGCTCGATACTCTATACCCATCGCTTTCAAGTTCTAATCTTAGCTTTTTTTGTAGCTTCTGTTTTAATGCCGGACCGCCTAGCCAATTCAATATGCCAACTCCATCGGTAGCATTTTCTTTCCACCACGAAACACCGGCATTTATAGTATCTTGAATATGCTTTTCGTCACTTTCAACGTGCATCAAATCCCCGTTACTACTGAATACTAAATCATCCACCACAAAAGCTATATCCTTTCTCATGTTCCGTGTTTGATTTTGTCGTTTTCAATGTCCGATTGCTGTGTTATTGGATTTATATCATTAAACGCAGCATAAAGAGGCGCAAAAGGATATGTTCCGCTTGGCGCTAATGGTATTGTAGTGTTTTTTAGAGTATTCAACATGTTATTCACCAAATTCTCCAACGCATTAAATTTCTTCACTAACTCACCTACCTTTGCTAACCCATCAAAACTCCCATCGTTAAACTGAAAAGTTCCATCATTATTTACTTCCAAATAGCTGTCACCTACTTGAAGCATAAATTTATCTATATCGCTCCATTGAATAACTAAAGGTGTGTTATATTTCGATGTAAGCACGTAGACTGTTGAATCCACAACGGGAATAATCAGCAACCCGTCACATATTGACGCTTGGAGGCTAACGTTGGGTAGAGTAACATCGTTTTGAATCTTTACGCTACAAATGGCCTTGTCTTCATCAACACTTTCAACTGTGCCAATAATTAACTGAACGGTATCTTCTTTAAAAGTACCGGCTAGTTTTTGAACTGCATTTTTTACGCTTCTATCGCTCATTTAATTTTGTAATGAAGTTCTATAATTTGCCGGTGCCCGTTTATCCCTCCGGTATAGTTTACGCTTTTGACTTTGTATTTACCGTCCCGATCCGGCATCAACTTATCTTTAATAATCACATTATCCCCCATTTGAACATAAGGTATTGCGAACGTGGTGAACTTACCTTTGAATCCAGTGTAGTAGTATTTCTCTAGTTCCGCTTTGCCTTTTTCGAATAGGTCCTTCGCTGATTTAACGTTAGGGTAGAACAGTTTTCGCCTTTCCCCCTCTACGTTTTCCGGCAAATCTTCACCCTTTTTCTTCTCTTTATATTGTGCCACTCCGGTTTTATCGTAGTAAACTAGGACTGTCAACCGCTCCTCTTTGGTTTTTGTTTGCCCTTTTTTGTTTTTGCCTCCATCTACAGTATTTACACTTTCGCAAATGGCGCTGAGCTTCACATCGTCTTTACGTTGGAAGACAAGTTCATCGGAGATAATATTCTTTTGAAATTCGAAAGTAAATGTTCTTGCTTCTGCTTCGATGTAAACTAGGCTGCCGATTCTTAATTCATTGCCTTTAAAATAGGCCTCGAAATGAAAGTCCTTTTGTAGCCTAGCGAGTAGCTGAGCAACTGTTTCATCCTGGATAACTAAATCGCCAACGGTTGTTTTAGTAAGGCCGTTTACAGTAAAATCAGTACCTTGTAATAATGATTTTAGTAAGTCTTCAACGCTTTTTTCTTTCGGCCATACTTGCGGTTTGCAAGGTATCTGTTTTAGTAGCCACATATTATCCTCGCACTCGAGAACGATTGGCCGTTTACTTCCTACAGATGTAATAAAACCTTCAAAAATTGGGTTCTCCGGCATATCTAGCACCTCGTTACCATTTTCATAGGTGTAGTAACCGTAGTTTATCGAAACGGAATCTCCACGCCTAAAAAGGTTGTCAATAAGTTTGTTCGGCTCTGTTCCTCCTAAGTTTAATTTATTGCCGTTTTTGTCAATAACGTAAATGTTTTTAGGTAGTGTTATTTTCGCTTGATTGGTAAGGTCCACCCATGAATCTGAAAACTCAAACTCATTCACGAAGTTGAAAGTGAACTGCAAATCTCTTTTAGATTCCGCACTAGCCTTGAATTTAATCTCGGTCACACACCGCATCATGTTTGTTACGCTCATTGTGTGCTAATCTTTAGTTCTACCGGAGTATCGCTGATTGCTGAAATAGAGAAAACTTGGTAAGAGTAACCGCCCTCAGTTTGCGGAAACTGAAACGAACTCACAACAACATTACTAATGCCTAGGTTGTCAAGCCACCATGTAGTTAACCCCTTGCTGATTGGAGCATCAAGCCACGCTTTTAAGTCATTGACTTTTTGGAGTGGATAAACGCCATTCTTTCCGGTTATAATCCCGTTGATAGTAACCTGCATATCATCCTTTCCGATGTATTCCTTTACAGTTCCATCACGGCCTTGAATAACTGTTTTTACGATATTGATAGGTTGGTCCAATGTAATCAATACAGTTTGTACATTCACCTCGGACACATCTATTCTCCTGCCGTTGTTATCTGTATAACTACAAGCATCAAAAGTAATGTCTGAGTAAATCGGGGTACCTAATTCACTAATTCCAATCGGCTCGTCTTTTTGCACACCATTTGGAATTACATACGGATTAACCGATGCATTGATTATACGCACGTTGTTAAGTCCTGCATATTTAGCAACTGTTCCAACCGGAGTATTATTTTTAGGTATAATGTACTGCATTAAATATTGGCCGTTATACTCGCATCATTCACCGCGGAAAGCAAAGTATTAGCCACCAACTCTTGAATCTTTGCTGTTGACTCTTGAATATTGGTTGTTTCAACCTTGAATGATTCGATTAATTTGTTAATTGAAATGTTGATAGTGATGGCTTGTGAACCTTTGGCTTTGTCCGGTTTCTTTTCAGCAATGGCATCCATCCCGGGAATACCTTGTTTCCCTTTTGCGGTTGCTACCTTTCCATCCTTTGCTAATTTCGGTTGGTTAAAGTCGGCCATTCCATTGGCATATCCTTTGTTCCAACTTGCGCCAATCTTTGTTCCGGCATCCTGAAAAGCTGTAGTTAAATCTTGCCACCCTTTTTTTACCATATCTGGGTTAGGCACAAGAACACCTAAAATCATCTCTCCAAGTCCTTTCATTGCTTGGCCTATCATTCCGCCTACGGTTTTAACTGTTTCCCATAGCGCCCACATACCAGCATGAAACCAGCTTACTTTTTCATAAGCGTAGTACATTGCAGCACCAAGTGCGGCCAACGCCCCTACAACAATTACGATCGGGTTTAACTCCATCGCTAAATTCAAAGCATACTGAGCAAGTGTAAGCGCGTTTTCAGCTATTACTTGCCGATTAGTCCACATTACCATTAACTCAGTTCCTATAATAACCGCTTTTTGGTAGGTCAAATAAACGATGTAGGCTGATGTAGCAATACCAACACCAACGGCCAAAGCCTTAAATATTGCTTGGTTTTCTTTTATCCAATGCCAACCGGTTTTAAGTCCTTGGACCACATCGTGAAGTCCATCTACCATGCCTCTAAACATTGGCAGTAATTCATTTCCTATGGAAACCACTAAACCTCCAATTTCTTCGCGCACGTTCCCCATTTGATGTTGTAGAACGGTATATGCACCCGTACCGGCTTCGGCCGATGCTTTTGCACTACCGCCAAACTCGGTGTTTAACTCTTTCAATATCAACTGCTGAGCTTCGGCCATGTGTCCCGTTTCCTGCAATTTCTTGATTACATTTTGCTGACTTTCGCTAAATGAAACACCGACACGTCTTAGTGCCGTCATTCCTTGAATCGGATCGTTTAACGCTTTGCCTACTTGCATTGTTGCGCCTTGCAAATCACCGCCCATTTTTGTTGCTAGGTCGGCAATGGCCGGAACTGCATCCATGTAGATAGCATCCTTTATATTGGTGAATGTAGCTAGTAACGCTTGTGTGTGTGTAATTGCATCATCATCGAATAAAGACGAATTCATTAAGGCTAATGACTGTTCATCTAATGCCTCTCGATTAAGATGCGCTGCATTGGCTGTACTTCTCAAAGTAGCATCTAACTGAGCACTCGCTTGTTCACTTTCGTTAAATGCTTCAACGCTCCCTTTTAGAAATTCCATTCCGGCAAATGCTCCTGCAGCAACACCTAAAATCCCCATTGTTGATTCCAAAGCCGATGCTGCTACGTTTGCCTCCTTTAGTTTGGAGGTCATTAAATCCCTCAGCGAAAGGGTGTATTGTACGTTGTTATCGTTCATGGCTTACTGCTTCCATTGGTCTGTCTTTTTCAAAGCGTATTCTAACCTACCTACTAACTGAGCAAATTTATCGTCTGAAATTTCGTCTACATCAACATGGAAATGGTATTGAATTAATGCCGCCCATTGCGTTAAACTGTCGCTTTCATCCGTTATCTGCTCTGCGTCAGCTATTTTTTTTTAAACTGATTTACAGCCATTTTCACAAGGCTATACGCCTCCATAGTAGCTCCGATATAATATACATCGTTTTCCGGTGCTTCGCTAAAAATTCTTGGGTCTGATGCTTCTTTGATTAAATACGCATCTACTACTTCACTTGCTGCGCTTATCGGCTGAGTAAGTCCTTTATCCATTACTCGCATTTTCACGAATCTTGGCGGTTCTTGGATATACCCTACCACATCATCGCCACCGTTCACATCTTTGAATACAATCGGGAATACTTTACACCCGTGTTTTACTCCTAGTTCTACTGCTTTTGCTTCAATTTCTTCGTTTGTCATCTTGTTTTGGTTTTTGTTTGGAATGATTCGGTTTTTGTATTTCAAAAAGGGAGCTTTTTACACTCCCCTCCTTGAAACAAAACACCTTGAAAAAAGCCTCTTTATTATTGATGTTCAATAAGTCCGATTACAATAGGTATTTCTACCATTATCTTCGTATCGCCTTGACTTACTGTGAATGGGTCTTCTAAGAACTCACACGCTCTCAATACATCGAGCGATGGTTGTACTCGTGAACCGCTGAATGTTACCTGGATATCGAAAAAGTCGATGTCTAATGGATCGCGCGAAGGTGACGAAGCAATAATCTTATTCCACTCATCGCGGTAAAGAGTGATTTTCCCTTCGTATTCTTTATTCCCGTAACCTCTAGAGATGGGGTCGACACCCATACCGTAGTTGTTGTCTTTCTTTTGCTTACGACCGTACTCTATTTTTGTAACTCCGATAACCGGCACCCCGAAAAGCACAAGTTTAACGTTGGACCAAGAATAGTTTACTCCGTTTATTAATGGATTTGCCATGTTTATTCTCTGTTTTTAAGTTAATGATGGTACGAATCCAATGTCTACTCTAATCGCTCTCGCTACACCTACCGGCAACAATTCAACAGCAATAACAAGCAAGTTGGTAGCCAAAACGTTTTGCGTTGGGTCAATACTTACTGCAAACGCTGATAAATCAGCATCGCGCACCATTTGCGTTAAATTCAACTCAGCAAGTGAACTGAAATAAGCAATAGTAGTATCAGTCAAAGTGCCGTCCGAATTTAATACAAGTGGACTGCCTAATGCTGGTAAAACACTTGAATAAATCCCTCGTTTTGCTTTGTCGATAGTTCTGTTGTTCTCGATGTACGCGTAGTCCGAAGTAGCTATAATAGCCGTGTGCGAATCGTTGAAATACGTTCCGGCATTGCCTACGTACTTTTTCAAAAACAAATACCGTAGATTATCAATGGCTGTGATGTAGCTATCCGCTTTAGCGCTTAGTAAATCTCCATTGGCAAATGCCGGAGTATCGCACTCAGTACCGTTTGAAATGTTGAATTTACCAACCCATTCGATAGAGTTTGAAACTTGACCGAATGCTACTGCACCCAAACAAGCACCTAAGCAAGTAATGGATTTTCCAACGGTTGCATACAAATACTGTCCTAATGCTGCACCGTCTTGCCCTAATACCGCGCTAACTTTATTAGCTGATAAGGTATTCAAATCGGTTAAAGTTGAAAGGTCAGCAGTTCCGCTAACATCAGCACCATAAACCGCACTTAATGGCTTTTGGTTTGCATCGCAATACGTTACTATTTGCGTGTTGATAGCGGTTAAATCAGCGCTTGTGTAAGCGTGACATTCACTATTCAGAAACACTCCAATTTGGCGAATTTTACCACTCGAGTAATTAACCATTGTTGTGATTTCTCCAAATGTGTACGTGCTTAATGGAACTGCGTAGAATCCAACATACAACACTCCTTTAGGTTGCAATCTGAAAAACTCACTAATGTGATAGTGAAATACTGCTAACTTTGAAGCAACACCTTGCACAGTGCTTCCGCTACCGGTTGGCTGTGTAATTGTCCCTGCTACTGTTCCAACAATAGTAATTGCCAAAGGTGAACCTGAGTTAGGGAAAATCCCTAGTTTTTTAGGGAACGTAAGTAGTAGTGTAGCTGTTGAAAATGTTGCTGAGTAGCCGTGAGTAACTGTCCCTGCGTTGATAAAAGTAGCGATACTTGCACCAAGCAAAGC